GCCATAATTGGCCCTGCCGTGGACCGTGAGGAACTATGACACCAAATGACTATCTACCAATAATATGTGTCGCGCTTCCGCTGGTGACAATGGCGGTTGTCGTGGCGGTGATTGTGATGAACCTGAAACGGACAACACAGAAGGGTGAGGGATAATATGGCCGAACCACAATACGTGACGCAAGATCAGCTTGATAAACGTCTTGAAAAAACTGACGGAAAAATTGATCTGATACATCGCGGCCTGTTCATTGACAACGGGAAGCCGTGTCACCAGACGCGTCTTGACAGAGGCGAGAGAATGCTCGGCCTCATAGCCTGGATTAGCGGTGCGCTTTGTGTTGCGGTGATTGTTCAGATGGTGGACTTTGTGTTTACGAGACTGGTGAAATAATGCGTTATTGCCACACATCATATTGTAATTCCGACTGCGCCTGCCGTGCGGTAGCCAATAAGGTAGAAGTTGTCATCGAGATTAGCGACACAAACAACCACATCGCGGAGAGCCGCGAGTTGATGGAGCTGGTAGCAGAGCGGCGGCGGTTGAAAGAGGAAGCGGAGAGGATGGGGATGTCATGAGCGACAACCACACAAAATTAATCAAGGCAATTCTCAAAAAGGTGAAGCCGCGCAAGGTCGTGTCCCAGGTTATCACCGCCGCGTATGCCAATGGCTACGAGAAGTATTCTGACGGCATTACGCTTGTGCCGGACTATGCGCTGGGAATGAAACACCCGGCTGGCGTGGGGCATGATTATTTGTACTACTTAGGAACGTCAAATCCGTTTCTGCCTAAAATTATTACGAGCGAACATGACGCAAGATCGTGGGCTGATACTTGGTTTCGCATGGCGCTACAGGATTTTTCCCATCCTATTCGGTCTTGGGTGCGGTGGATTGGGTTACGGATAGGCGGCTGGTATGGCTGGCGCAAACACCGTAAAGCCGGACACCCATTTACTAAGAGGGCAAAATGAACATAATCATAGACCTGTTCCGAAACCTACGCGATTGGTGGGCAGTGGAGAAAATTATCCGCAAGCTGCGGAAACGCGGGAAGGCAAAGCGCAAGTGACAAACATCATCCACGTTGCATCGAAAGCGGCGATAGACTACATCTCACAAGACCCCCGTGGCACGGCGGCGGTACTTGCGTTGGGTGTTGCCGTGATTGTTGCGAAGTGGGTTTGGAATGAATGGAAGGGAAGGAAAAATGATTAAATCCGTACAAGCCGTTGGCAGTATCCCGGCTCCGCAGTTACCTATGCCACCAAAAACAAACCTGTTCTTCGATTTCCACGGCCAGATAATGTCAAGCTGGTCGTACTTTGCCCGTATTTTTGGGAACGATTACCGCAACGCTTGCACAAACTCAATTGTGGCCGGTGGTGGGAATGCGATGATAGCCCTAATGTCGAACATGGATAAGAACGCGCCGGTGAGCTTTTTCACAGACAAGTGGGGCGGTACAGCGGACATGGGGCAGTTGACACTATTAGAGGAAACTGCCAAGATGATTGCCAAGGCTGGCGGTGCGTTCTGGCCGTGCTTTTTCTGCGACGAGGTAGACAACGCTGTGATCCGCAACGCGCCGATGGCCGTCCATGATAGGGCATTTTCCTTGTTAATTGCTCACACGCGCCCGTATGTGTCTGGATACTGCATTGGTTTGGAATCCAACGAGTATTTTGACCGTGATCGGCACAACGAATTTGTCCGGCTGATCAAGCACTATGCTCCTGACCGCTACGTGGTTAGTCATCTACAAGCAATCCCTGACGGCGGGATGCCAAACATTGATGCCGTGTTATGGGAAGCCCGATGGACGCCGGGGGAAAGTATCAGTCCCGGCAATCTACTGGGTCAGGCACAAGCGGCTGAACGTGACATGAGGCGTATCATCTGGCCAACGGAATATGATTTGCGTCCTACCGTTCAGCAAAGCCGTGCGCTACTCAACGCCGGGTTCGGTTGCGGTGGGCCAGTATAAAACAAAACTAAAGAGGTGAACCCATGATCCCTTGTGGAATATTATTAGACCAAGTTGCAAACAGCCTGAATGATCCTCGTACAACTGCGGACGCAGTATGGAAAAAGACATTGCTATCCAAGTTAAACGAGTCGTATCAAGAAGTGGTGTCCTCATATCCTTGGCAACAGTTAAAGAAAACCGTAACACTAACGGATGATGTTTATATCGTGCCAGCCGATTGCCTGCGGATACTGCGTGTCATTGACGAAAACAAACAGCCGTACAATTTTGTTGGCGGCAAGAGCGTGTATTCGGCGTTCAATTATAACTGGTACTTGGATACGCCAGTAGCAACCGTGCTGGCGTCAGGGACTACGTTGGTGGTTGCCGATTACGGGACGGCGGTTACTGCCACAGCCGAATTTCCCGCGACCACCTGCGCCGACGAGTACATCCGCATTGGGTCTAATGCTGGCCTGTACAAGATAAGCGCGTGGACATCCACTTCGTCAATTACGTTAGCCGATTACTTCCGTGGTGTGAGCGAGAGTCAGGCGATATTCTCAATACGACCTATCGGAACGCCGGTGCTGGCATTTTCAGGGCCATCGGCTGTTGCGATAAGTCCGACTGACGTTGAAATCACTTACGTCAAGACACCGTTGCCGTTGGCAAGGGACGAAGATGTAATAGAATTGCCTGGTGACTGTGCTGCTGTCAGGATAAAGGCTGAACAGAAGTTGCTATCAATGGTAAAGCGCGACTGGCAAGCCGACAGGATGACCGAAGATTACGATAAGGCTTTGGGAAGGATGAAATCGCTGGAACCCGAAGTGCCGATAATGCGGCCAAACTCGATGTTTTCAAGTAGTAGCCGAACGCGAAGCACTCCAAACAAACTTTCGTTAATGGGATATTGAGCATGAAAACAAAAATATATTCTCTACAAGACGAGAACGGGAATATTAGATATATTGGGAAAACGATGAGAGCATTACAGTGTAGATTGCGAGCTCATTTGTATGAAGCAAAGAATGGAGCAATGGATCATCGGTGTTGTTGGATACGCAGTGTTATGTCTCGCGGAAAATGGCCGTCAATCTTTTTGGTTGGAGAAGTAGAAGGAAACGGAAGCGACGCAGAACGTGCTTGGATAAAATACTTTCGCGATGAAGGTGTTGATTTGGTTAATACGACAATTGGTGGTGAGGGAGTAGTGGGGTATAAACATGGGAAAGATGCACGACGCAAAATGTCTTTGGTGAGAACAGGAACGCATCGTTCCGAAGAAACACGACGAAGAATGTCGGAGGCACAAAAAGGCCCCAAGAATCATCAATGGAAAAAACATCCTTCCGGAAAAACACGGGGGAAAATGAGTGAATCTCATGAAGGGCGAAAGCTTTCTGAAGAACATAAGAGAAAACTTTCAGGAGCAAAGATAGGTAAGCCTCGTTCAGAAGAAACAAAACGCAGAATATCAGAAACATTAAAAGGTAGAACAAATTATTATTGGCTTGGGCGACATCATTCTGAAACAACAAAACAAAAAATATCAAAATTGGCGAAAAACAGAAAAATTTGGTATTGGTCTGGCAAGCATCTTACTCAAGAACATAAAAGGAAAATATCGGAATCGGGAAAAAGGGCAAAATCATTGGCGGTCACGTAAAATAAACTTCTAAATAACAAAGCATAATATCATGGCGAACTTGGAACAAATTTCTGAACAAAAAGCTACTTGGGCTGATGAAGGCCAGCGAGCGCTCGGGCTTATCAATTCCGAGCGCATTATCAAGCGAAAATGGACGCAAATAAACAGTCTCTATCTCGCCGAGTTGGCCGAAGTAATTCGTCATCGTGCGAGTGTTAAAAATCCTGCCAATGCCCGATGTTGTTTTGTAAAAAACCCACTTGTGAACGGCTTGACATATCCGGGTACGTGGCGGTCAACATTGGTGGAAACGACGGAAGACACTAAAGAAACTGGCACGATTGTTCAGACGCTCAATTTTGGCTGGGCGACTTCTCTCATTGATTCGGAAGCGCGATTGGTCGGCGGCGACAATATCCCTTTGCAACCCGAACGGTTTTTGCAACGTCAATACGTCGCGTTAGATTTTACAAAAATAGGGGATATGATAGAGTCTATTGAGTCCACAAAGTATGTTACCAATCCGGTGATTGAAGGGAAAACTTATGACGGCCCGATTGTCGCTCCGGCAACTACTCCAAGCGATTTGAAGTGGCGCATACTTTCCAGCAAACCTTCAAGGGCGGCGGATGGTAGCGGCATAATCACGCAGACACTTGCGAAGAACCTCGTAATATCAGATGAAGATTTGCCGACGCCAATTCTCCTAAGCGACGACAAGGCGTTGCTATCTCCATTCGCCCATGATACCACGTCAGAGAAGAACATTTACGTTTGGGAATATCGCTGGATTGATCCTGTTTACGCCCAAACCTTACGTGACACAATTGCGCTTACGTCGGATGTAATTGATGCCAAGGCAATCAAGGCAGATGACGGCTCGTTCAACATCCAGGTTCTAACGCACACGAACACTTGGGAAGGAACGCTTTCGCAGGAATGGGAACACCAGACGCGCCATCCTACGTTTGCCGCCAATCAGATTGTCAATACCTATTCGCATATCGCCCTTACCAGCCTTGAGGCGTTTAAGACTACGCTTGGAACGGCAACAGCAGGATACAAGGTTTCAGCACTTGTTGATTCCACGGATGCCACTGGCGGGTTTGCCACTATCGTTCAAACGCAGGACAAGCTATTTGTCGGTACGGTATCAGCCGACAACGGAACGACAACCGAGGAAGAATACCTGCAACTGATTACAAGCGGTGTTATCCGCACGACGCTGTGGTTGGGCGTACCGGATGACGATTTGGCCGCCGCGATGACTACGCTTTCCACGGCTCCGAGTGGTTATACTGTTGTGCGGGTTGGGCATAATTACAATGGCACTGGTTCGGCTAATGTGATACGGACGATGATGACTAAAGGCGATTCAAGTGCCGAGCAAGTACGCATTGAGTTTCCATCGTTTGAAAGTGAACGGATAACCTATCATTATCTTGGGCTTGACAAGACGACCGCCGATGCCCTTTACGTTACACTTCAGACGACATGCGATGTTGGGTATAAAGTGGACATCGTTAATATCATTGAATGGAAATTAGCGTTGGCAGTTGTTCAGCAGATTTCCAAGGTGCAAGTTACGCCATTCGATACCAGCGCGGTTCACCAACAGGTTTACACTCACGCCTTTGGTCTTGTCACCCGTGCCACTACGGTTTATTTGAATGTTCCCTTTGCTGAAATTGATACGGTCAAAGATGCCATAAATGCTTTGGCCGATGTCATTATATTGGATATTGCCGATAACGATAATGGACACGGGTCAGCAGATATTACCTATAATTGGCGCACGAAAGAGGCTGCACCGAGAGCGTTAGGGTCTATTTCATCAGTCAAGCCTTCGCAATTCCACCAAGAGGCACAGGAACGCCTGTGGATTGACATAAATCTGACGGATAAGGATGCCTTGGCTACTGCTGTTGCGCTCGCCTTGGCTGGTACAGCCCCCTATGCCGTGGATGCTGGCGACACCATTCAGAGTGCCAACGGTCAGGATGCGGGTGATAAGACGGGGATTATCCGCCAGAAGTTAAGTAAAAAGCCTGATTCCTACACCGTTGCCGAGTATCAAACACAGGTATCATTCAATCCGCATGGGCTAAAAGAAGCTACGATGCTGGTTACTGTCAATGAATACCCTGAAATAGCGTATGCTGACCTTGACACTATATTCAGCACCTTGCAGACATTCCTTGGCGATCCCATGAAGGGTAGTATTCAGGTCAGCTTGAACGGCAACGGTACGTTTATGATGCGCGGACTCAAAGAGGGCACGCCTGATTGGGATAATGCGACACCTAATTACGTTCAAATGGGCATACAAAATCCGGGAGTAATTGGTGAATCCAAGACCGAACAGGCGACGGGTGTACCAGTAGCCGATGCTGCTGCAATAGTAGCCGCTGCAATTGCCGATACTGATTACGCTCTTGATAGTATTCGCATGACTGAACGTAGCCAAGGTGAGGCATCAATCGAAAAGCAACAAACTCTAAAGTCGGAAACTGCGGTTATTATTCGCGCATTTCCGGCAATAGGGACGCAACGTGCCACAGAGGAACGCATCTGGCCGGTGGTATTGAGTGCTAATTTGGACACGGTCTGGACTGCCGCGCTAACAGAAGGCGTTACAGACGACTATGTGCTCAAGTATCGGCACAGGCAATATCTTGGCGGTGGTAAGTGGAGGGTTGCAAATTGGGTAGAAGCGGCCACGGAAGTTGAGGTTGCTGCATTTACGTCGGAAGATGATGCCAATGGCGCAACCGTGGTTGAACGCAAACAGGATTCAGCCGCCATACCAGATGCGGAAAACTCAACAGGCGTTAATGTTTCTGTTAATGGCGCACTCAACGCTTTGAATAAGTACGATTATGGCAAGTCAACTCGCACGGCGGAAAGCCAAGAAGTGTCGGGATCGTATGCAGACCGGAATGGAACTACTTATTTTTGGCATGGTACTTATTGCACGGAAGTACAATATGCCGCCGCCATTGCCGCCGCTGCGCTTGACGCTACGACTGATAATGGTGTGGAAAAAGTAACCACACAATTTCTGGATTTATTCAACTATTCGATTGTCAAACGCCCTTATGCTTCTGGGTTTTGGGTATTACCATCATCTCTTTCTTACGGCCCATTTACTGAAGTCCATCTGGAATGGAAGGATGACGGTTCGCAATATCGGAAGAAGACAGTCACCTTTACAATTTTTTATAACACCACGGAGAACTATAATAACGACGATCTTTCGGGTGGCGGCCCTGGAAGCGGTTGGTATCGTGACGGGCTTCAATGGAAATGTAAAAGAGTAACCAATATTACGCCGGGATCGTGGACTGCCGCAGGGAGCATAAATTTTCCATGAACGAACCTGAAAATTTCCTATTCAATAAGGTAAAAGATTTGGAGTCAAGGGCGACCCCTGATCAGGTCTTTCACAAGGGGGCTGGGGAAGCTTCTGTGGAAACGGGCAGTGGCGTGACGTACGACTACATGTTCGATGGCATAACAAAGGTAACTATACCCGAAAAAACCACAGACTTTTTGAAGATTACCAAGGGCAATCCGGCAACAGCGTCATGGGTTGAGGCCATGCCGGACACGCAAGCCGAAGATTCGGTGGTTATTGATGTCACGAAGAATCGTATTTACCTTCACGGATTTTTCGCAGGTTAATTATGGCGTGGTCATTCACAAATTTGTCGTATGGCTGGAAAATTGCAACCGGGATTGCGCTGGCAGGGACAACGATTTATGTGGCGGTCAATACGAGGTGGCGAGTGAACCAGGTGGACGTTATAGAGTTGGCGCTGGGCGTGCATGAACGGTGTTTGGCAACACAGCTCACCACGAACCCGACGTATTCTGTTGAGCCACCGTCGTTCGTGCGGTCGTGGTATAGTAACTCTTATGTCACCACGAATGTTCCAGGGGATGCGGCGACAAACTGGACGGCACAACTGCACACGAACATCTATACCAACGTTATCGGTTGGCGCATGAACAGGGCGATGATGGTGGAACTGGATGCAAAACTGATAGCCCTCTGCCCGTTCTACGTGGACACAGATTCCGTGTATGACGGTACGACCAATATCATCAT